GGCAGGCCGCTAGACTGCCCTACGCATTAATTTACCAGAGGTAAGTAATGAACGTTAGGGAGATAGTGGCTGTCAGAACGGTCGATTAAATCCCACTGAGAAGTGGAGACCGTTTTAGTTATTACGCGATTGATACCGCGTAAGATGATGTCGCCCTGACGAACACCCTGCAGAAAGATGTGATACCTTCCTGAGTCATAACCAAGCCTATTTTCATAGACTTTGTTTTTCTTGGGTGCGCGGATAGAGAGCTCCCGGAACCTTACACCTTGGGTAAATGAATGATGGTTATAGTAACCATTGATCATAGCCCAGGATAAAGGGACTCGGAGGCAACTTTCAAGACTTAACGTCTTTGCGGTTGCTATCTCTTTATAATCAACGTCGTGGTACTTTGATCGTTCTTCTAAATCAATAGAGAACGTCATAGGTCCAGGAAGATGATAACCGCTTGGAATGCAACGAAATAAAAACTCGTAAGCATCCCAAAAGTGAGTACTTTTTTGTTTTATACCTTTATACACAATAGAATTGCATACAAAATGTATATCACGTAAAGTACTCATTCTTCTTTTTAGGAAGAAAGGTCGAACATCATAACCTAATATAAAATCTGCACCGCAGGATTCCCGAAAGGGACCTTTGGTAAAGGTTTTATCATGGTTAACGGCGAATCCGAAAAACTCGAGAGATTTTATAACGTCTTCGGCTATACTGCCGGGACAAACTATATCATCTCCAAAGACCGCAATATTTTCGCGTATACTCTGCTTATTTAAACCCTTAAGGGTATAGCAAGCATGAGTAATAGCAAAGAATATTAGCGACTCAAGTTCAAAGGTAAAACCGTTACCCATGGATGAGAACTTCTCATATGTAAGGGATTCCCCTTTAAGCACGCCTTCTTTTGATCGAAGACGATTCATATAGCTAAACCACTCTTGTGGTAAAAGCCAGCGAACCGTTTCGATGGAGACCGTATCTGAAGCCATTTTTAAATCAATGGTTGCAAACGGGTCAACGGAGGTAGCGATAGAACCTAAACGCGCAAGCGCCTGGTTCTTTGATTGATCAAATAGGTTAATACCCCATTTTTTCAATTCTTGCTTAATATGAGTTCCTACGCCGAGCTGTAACATAACGTTTCCGCCCGGTTCGATCGCAATAGCGCGATCCGTAGAAGCATCCTTAGGTACGAAAGTAACACGATTGCCTTGAAGTGTCTCAACATGTTGAGACAGGACACGCAGGTCGCTGGAAAGCGTCCTGTTACCGTTTAGAGGAATACCATGTTTTGAATAACATGTGTCCAACCAAGCGGGATCCCTGGCAACAAGGCCCATAACATCAAATCGAGCTTCCCTAGTACAGCTAACAGAGTTAGTATACTTGAAAAAAGCTGTCGTTTCTGACGGCTTTTGGGGTAGATTGGTATTTACCATTCCAGGGCCCGATTTGGCGTAGTCCATACAACGAGAAATATCCAAAGGTCCTAAGACCTTATGGATAAGTTTTCTTGCATGGTCAAGTACGTTACGGTTATGATCTGAGATCAGATCTCGGTGCCGATATAGAGCTCGAAGACGAAAATTAGTCTTCTTACACATTTCTTCACCTAACCAGAAACGTTTAATCGCATTATTTTCACAAACCAATCTATTACCTTGAAAGGGATACTTCGCAAGAAGCTTCTCGATCTTGTATAATTGGCGAAAATAATCTACATTACCATGGGCTTCTGCTCTTGCTTTTTCTTCCTTGATAAACAAAGAAGTTCGAGCACTAACAGAAGGATGTCTTTTATGAAGTTCTTCATAAATTTGGTCCTTAATCGTCAATGGTAAATCAGAGCTATATACATATCGGCCTAAAAGCTTATATGGCATAGCTTCACTATCTGGTCTTGAAAGTTTAAATTCAATCAAGTCCTTATCGCTTACAGATGATCCTTGTAAAGGAACTGCCTTACGGCATGTACCTAGGACTCTGTTTGCTCGTTGTTTTCGCGCATATGCCGAAAACATCGTGACATGGCTACACATCGTAAACATGTCAGGTATAGTGATATACATCCTATACACTCCTTTTGTAGAGTTAAATTACAACTATTATGCTTCCGGTAATAAACCGAATTGAATGAAGTCTGAGAACTCCGCTAAATCGCGGATTCCTTCGACATCGTCCAACATAATAGCTACGTCGGTATCTTCAAACCCAATAGGTTTGCCGATTTCCACACGTACGTAACCAACTACTACACGTTCATTCTCAGTTCCAACATCAACAAGCTTACCTAGCTTGCGTGTGATGAAATTGCGTTGAACAGTACCGTTTTGACTAGGAAGCTTTCGCTTCATCTCAAGGGTACTAGGAGTGCCATTAGTATGTTCTGATTTATTAATGAACAGAACCGCGTCAGACGTTTCACTTAATTTGTGAATCGTAGTCGCTACGGCATCACGGTTATATGTAATAGACATAATTTTTTCCTTAGGGAGTTACCCTAATAGTTAAAGGTTATGGGCATTATACCCGGTTGTTTCCTGTTCCTTTCTTTCCTAAGAAGTTCCTAACTAGAACGACTGAATCGAGAAATTTGAACAGATCGAAGTCTATGTCTAAAGAAATAGTAAGAGGACGGGGTGACCCGGCTTGTCTTACGACAGTTTCTTTAAC